GGTTTCTCCTCCGGGTTCTCCGGTTTCTCCTGAACGGCTGCCGGTTTTTTTGTGGTGTCGCCCATAATTCCACTTTTCTTTACAGCGTCAAGCCCCGCCCGAAAGACGGTTATTACGTCATATTGACGGACAGCCGCATAATACAAGTCTTCAAGTTCGCTTTCTTTAAACTCTTTGTCAGGGTTTCCGCCCCTGATTCCCCATTTAAAAATCACAAACATGTCGGACAGGTTCGGCGGCAGTCCATTGATGCCCTGGGCGATCACGATCATTAAATTGTTTTGGAAGAGTTCGCGCTCTGCGCCATGGACGGATTTCATCGGGTAGCACAGTTTATATGTTTTACCCTCAATATCAAGCTCCGTTGTTTTGTCCAGAATCATTATTTTCAACCTCGTTCTCAGTCTGCGCTACGTAAGTATATTCGCAGCTGTATTTAAAATGTGCAATTAAGGAATCCGCGGCATACGGAATGTGATGCTGCTGCTGTCCGTCTACAGCTCCGCGCCGGTCGTACCAGTGTTCGACCAACTGGCAAACGCACGTCTGAAAAAGTTCCGTATCGTCAATATCAACAGGGACGCTGCTGCCGTTTCCGATATATTTATTTTTCCCAGACTGCTCTTTTATGAATTCGGACGCTGCCGCCATCAGGCCGCTCAGCAGAGAATCATCCTCCGTAATGTCTACGCGGCAATACCGTTTAACTTTTTCAAGAGTGATGGCCAACTTAATCACCCACCGTGATCAGATACTCGATATCCGTTTCGTCTTCCAGTAAAATATGGAAAGTCTTTTCACCATCAGCAAGGCCGGACAGGTATTCCTTTTTAATGGTTATGCTGCCGCCGCCTTCCGCGATGGTGTAATTATCCGTGTTAACGTTGGACATGTTATTTTTCAGCCCCACGATTACGCCGTCCGTGACTTCGACAACAACGTCAGCAGCAGAAGCCCGGCTGAAGGTTATGCTGTTTTCCGTTGCCTCGGATCCGTTATCTCCGGCCCCGGAATTTCCGGAGTCGGAGTCGTCAGATCCATCCTCTACGGTCTCAGTCAGGACGATTTTTTTAAGTAAGCAAATGCTTTAGTGGTAAGCGGCTGGCCATCAACTAAAGCATAGCCCATGTAATCGGTAGTGCGTGCCAGCACATGGTCTTCCTGGTACATGGTAATGTCTTCGTTTACGTTAAAAGCATAGCCTTTGGCCATGTTGCCCAGCAGTACAGCGTCTGCCGGAATGGCGTCTTCTTCTTTTACGAGGATGCCGAAAATCCTGCCCACGCCGCCCTGGGTTGCGTCCGGGATAAAGATAGGTCTTTTGTTCTCGTCCACAATGTTGGCCAGCTGGTTCCAGATGGTATCGCTCTTAGCGTAAAACGCCGCGCCTGCAGCATAGCCGCTCTTAATTTTTGCGCGCATTGCGGTCATGTCGGTATATTTAATACCTACATTGTTGGCTACGGTGTAGGTTGCTACCTGCGGAGTGCCGTTTTCTGCTTCCAGTTTTGTGATAACGCCCAGCGGTTTCGGTTTGTCGGTAGTGCCGTTGCCTACGCCTGCGCCGGTAACAATGCCTGCTGCCAGAGCGTTTGCCATTTTATCGGCAATACGTTTGGCAACGTAGGACAAAAATTCGTCCACGGCCATCTTTTTCAGCTTCCAGGAAACTTCGATAGCCTTGGCCAGTTCGCAGCCCTTCAGCGTAATCTTAGTGTTAACGACTTTCTCCGCGGTCACTGCGTCTTCGTCATACCATGCGCCGTCATTGCCTGCAGTAGACTCCAGCAGGATGTCAACGTCGCCGGGGATGTTGGTGCCTGCCAGATCCGCAATAATCGGATGCAGTTCTTCCATCTCGGTCCAGATTCCCTGTTTCAGAGTAGTAGGCACTACAACATGATTTTCTTTCACGGTGGACGTTGCATTACGTGCGCCGAAAATGTTCTGCTCTTCAGCAGACATTTTTACGCCCATCATGTAATGCGCAAATGCCTGGGTATACAGCTTGTCCTCTTCAGCTTTTGCATTGGACACGGGCGCGATCGGCGCAGTGTTCAATGCAGCCGGAACGGCAGGAGCTGCCGGAACCTGAGAGCCGTTCAGGGCGGCAAAGTTCGCCGCTGCAGTAGCCAGCGCCTGAAACTGTTCATCCAGCGCCATGACTTTCTTGTTGGCCTCTTCCGCTTTGGCCGCGTCACCAGCTTCGATTGCTGCTTTCATTTCTGCCAGCAGCTGAGCGCGTTTTGCTTCGTACTCTTTTTTGTTCATTTTGTTCCTCCATTTTTTAATGTTAAATAATTGTATTTCTGCCGGAGCAGATCTAAAGCAGCAGTTTTCTGTTGCTCGTCGACTGTGTTTCTTGCCTTCATGGCTTCCGCCAGCATGGCGATCTGGCCGGTCGTTAACATAACCGCGCCGCCTGCCGCCGCTGCCGGCTGTTCTTCCTGCTGAAACAGGATTTCATCAGCAAATCTTTTTTCTTTTGCCTCTTCCGCGCCCAGCCAGGTCGTCACATCCATCATTTTCAGCACTTCTTCCCTGCCCATGCCCGTCTTGTCAATGTAGGCATTTGCAATGGACTCGTCCAGTTTCGCCAGGTCGTCAGCAGTTTTATACATATCGTTTGCGTCGCCTTCTGTCCAGGAGTGCGCTCTGTGGATCATCAGCTGAGATACCGGAGACATACGCACGGTATCGGCCGCACAGATAATCAGAGACGCTGCCGACGCCGCTATGCTCATAACGGTAGCGGTAACATTTCCGCTGTACATTTTCAGCCGGTTGTAAATTTCCATGCCGGCAAAAACATATCCACCGGGAGAATTGACTTCCAGCTCAATGTCTTCCCCGCCAGCCTCTTCCAGAAATGCTTCAACTTGGGCCGGAGATGTCGCTTCCCAGCCAATCCAGTCGTATACATGCTGATAATCGGACGGGACAATCGTGCCTTTAATTTTAAGCTTTTTCGGCATTATTCTTTACCTCCTTCCTTTACGACTTGGGTATCTAACCGCCGGATCGGTTTGTCTCCGCCTTCGATTGGTGACAGGTTTAAAATCTGCCGCCATTCGTTTGGCGTTAAAGCACCACGGTCAACCATTTGCACCAGATTTAATTTGCTGGCCATGCTCGCGTATTGCAAGCTGGTACTGTCCATCGTGATCCGGTTCCCCCTGTTGCGCTCCCATCGACTAAATAGTTTGCGTGTAAACTCTTCCGCCATAGCCTGGGCAAAAGGTTCGATTACATTTTCAAAATACGCATTCCATTCGTCTTCTGTGTAGCTGGAGTTAATTATTTTTTCGTTGGTGCCGAAATATGCCATCAGCCGCTTGTTTACGGCGCTCATAACCATAGCGTTCGGCACGTAGTCATGCGGCTCCACCTGTTTCGCTTCTGCATCCGCTCCGGTCGCCGCCACGCCGATGCTCCCGTCTTCCGTGTTCTCCGTATCCAGAAAGCTTTTCGCAAATTCTTTGGCGCGAGTGCGCAGGTCTTCCGGCTTCATCCCACGCGTATATTTCAACAGCCATTTTATTGCGCCGCCATTTTTTACGGCCTGAATAATGGACCGATCCGACGCCTCGGCAACCTCCATCAGCGTTTCGAGTGCCTTCTGGTTCGGCCTGCCAAACAATTCATTGCCGCCAACGTCTCGCGGGATATGGATTACATCCTCGTAGCTGATAACAGCCTGTTTCCCGGTTTGCAAATTAAACCGTAAATACAGCTGCCGGTTTTCATCCAGTAACGCCTCCACGCTTGTCCATTCCAACGGATACATCTGTATGGCAAAGCCGTTGGCGTCGCGGACAATATAGGCAAACGCATTGTTTTTTAACATGTACTGCCAGGCCAGACGCTGCCGAAACGCCGCGCCGGTCATTATCGGGTTTGGCTCAGCCAGTAAGATTCTGATATACGGCTCCGGATTGACTTTGATATCCGTTTTCCCGTCTTTTTCCACGGTTTCCCGGATGTGTTTGGCATCAAACTTTCCGGCCGCCTGAGTAAACGGCCTCACCATGGCCCGGACGTCGCCGCTGTCCAGCAGCTCCCCACTCCATGTGTAAACGCCGTTTCCAGATTCCCGGACCAGCTTCACAACCGTTTCGGTCGGGTTCCGGTCCTTGATCATATTTTTAATCCGTGTAAAAAATCCCATGTTACGCCCCTTCGTTCTCAACATTGACGTCGGAAAGATATTCCTCTTCGTGTTTTTTATATATTACGTAGGCGTTCAGCAGCGCTGCCGCGCCGTCGATTCGCGCCCGCGGATTTTTCCCTTTGCAGGGTTGTATATTCCCGTTTTTATCTGATTCCACATTCATGTTTGACAGGCACCATTTCAAAATCGGATGATTTTGATATATAACCCGCTTAGCGGACAGATCTGCTTTCAATTCCTTTAGTGGGATAGATAGCGTTTGCTTTCCCTGTCGCACGGCTTCCATGGCGTTCGGCCCGAAGCTGGCCTGCATATCCTCCACCCAATACGCTGCAGCCCAGGCGTCATAACCGATCCATGTAATGTACGTATCCATTTCCTCTGAAATTTCCATGAACCATTGCGTAACATATTTCGGATGTAATTTGTTTCCTGGTGTCGTTCGTAGCAGTCCTTGCTGTTTCCAAATGTCATATGGCACTTTGTCTTCTTTTACCCGGATTTCCAGGAGATCTTCCGGCATCCAAAACATGGCCCGGATATACAAATGCCAGTCCCCCGGCATCCGGAACAAAACCACCGCGGCCGTCAAGTCTGTCGTTTCGGAAAGGTCTGCGCCGCCGATAGCATACCGCGGCCGCATTGTGTTTGTATCGAAAACCTGAGTATTCAGGATTTCTTCGTATGTCATGTACGCCGTTGCGCCGGTTTCGCGAATGTTAAAATCTTTGCATACCAGATTTTTAACTTTCAGGCTGTCAAGCTGTGCAGCCTTCACTTTGTCCGCGAGCACTTCTGCCGATTTAATAGTGCCCAGGCCAGGATTTGCTTTTATCCAGCAATCCGGTTGCGTCCATTCGCTGCGCGCATCCAGTTCGTATATTAACGGCAGGATCCTGTCGTTGATACATTCGCCGGTATAGCTGTCAATCACTCTTTCGACTTCTTCATATTTAATATCGAAAATACCGTCCCGAACCGTGCCGGCTGTCGTGGTAATTAAAATCATCGGCTGCCGCCTGGCGCTTATACCATCCACTACAACGTCATACAGATTGGTATCTTTCCAGGCATGCAATTCGTCCATCAGAGCCCCGTGAACGTTCAGGCCGTCCAGCGTGTCGCTGTCGTTGCCCAACGGCTGGAATATGCTGTCATTAAATTCGCTACGCATCTCCGCCACCCTGGGCTTTATCTTCTGCAGTAACTCCGGGGACTTCTTTACCATCTTGACGGCTTCCTGCCAGATAATCTTCGCCTGGTCCCGTTTGGTGGCCACAGCATAAATCTCAGCGCCCGGCTCCTGATCGGCTATCATTAAATAAATGCCTATCGCGGATCCCAGCGTCGACTTCCCGTTTTTACGGGCCACCATCAAAATCACTTCGCGGAAGCGGCGCAGGCCGGTTTCTTTATCAACGAAGCCGAACATGGCCGCCACCATGGCGCGCTGCCACAGTTCCAGCTTTACCAGCTGGCCGCCATACTGGCCTTTGGACTGCCGGCAGAACCTTTCAATGAACAGAATGGCATGCTCCGCTTTGCGCGCGTTATATATCCACGGGCTTCTCGGATCCTTCATGTCGGCGACCAATTTCTGATAAACCGCGTAAATTTTTTTGCAGACAGTGGTGCCGTTATTCATGGCCAGCCAGTATTCGTATACCGGATTTTTATCTTGCATTAATAAATGCTTCCAGCGGATCCACGTCTTTGCCGCCGCGGTTTTCCTTTTTGGCGTGGTCCCGATCGTGCCGGATCATATCCTCAATCTGCTCCATCAGCGTACTATATATCTTCAGCAAATCCATGTACGCTTTCAAGTTCGGATTGATGCGCTGGATAATCTGGCTGCCGTTCACAAATTCGACGACAAGTCCCTCTTCATCCAGCTTCGCTTCGGTAAATTCCAGCTTGCTGTTAATGTAGGCCGCTCTGGCCAGCAGCTTGCTGACTAAAACTTTTTGGCTCTCCGGAAGGTCCTGGTATATCTTTTGCAGCCGCCGAATCTCGCTTCTTTGGCGACGTGTAAAAAGCTCGGTATCTGCGCCCTTTTCGGCTTCGTTTTTGGTGGTTTTCGCGGGTTTCGTGGCAGTTGCCTTGGAAACGGGCTTTTTACCGCTTGTTTTCTGGCTTTTAGCCCTATCTGCCATTAATACCCCCCCCCCTATCTCATAAAAGCCCTGCGTATTTTTCGGAGG